AAATCATTCTCATCAGATGAAAAGGTTTTAGTATCTTCATCTATTGTATATTTAGATTTATCTAATGGTTTACCATACTGTGATATTGAATAGTTGTTCATATTATATTGGGGTTATTTAATGTTTTTCATCTGCTTTTAAGTTAATATTCGTAATCCACCTCATTCGGAAGCGGAATATAGATTGATAATTGTTGTGAAGCCCACGCTCTAATTTTAGATAAGTAGTCTTCCATTTCAGTAGTTGATAATGTCGCTGTTGACCCTATTATACAGGTTTTTGAGCCTTTTGTGCTGATGATCTCCTTCTTTAAAAAGTGGTATTTTAGAATCTCATGTATCTCATTAGTAGTGTAACCAAGTTCATCTGATAGCATTTTTACCACGACTCCATGGTAATATCTATTCTCCTCTCCCGAGCGCTGTTTATAGGCTTTGTACTTATTCATTGTAAGAGTAACCTTCTCGCCAAGTAATCCTTTGGTGTGTGTGAGGAAGCCCTTAACGTCGTCGGGTTTGAATACAGCATGACCCCTTTCGTTTTCTCGGACTTCCCCGTGGAATTTTAATTGCTTCATGTTAGTTGTAGGGTTGATTGTTCTTTTCTTTCTTCCATAAACTCATGGATTGAAAGCTTTGGTTTTCTAAATGCGTGTTTTCCTTTTAATACGAATCGGGTGTGAACTACCCTATTTACTGTACCAACACGCTGGTTTTCTATCTCGTAGCCCTGATCTCTTAGTTCTTTTATTCGGGCATTGTATTGTGCTATTCCCATTAGGAGCATATCCCTTGGTGTGAGTATATTATCATTCTCCTTGAAGGCATTGAGTATTTTTTCTGCTTGTTTCATTTTTATCTTCTTAGGTAGTAAAAATTTACACATTCGTACCAGTTAGGGTCTGTTGCATATCTCTTGTTCATTTGTAAAGGTGTTTGACCCCAGTATTTTCTTTCCAGTAGTGATAGATGGGCCATATAGCCTGCTAAACGGCTTTTGTATATTGTATGGCCTTGGTTATCAGTTCTTCCCCCTGCCTTTAAATTCCCTGGGTTATTATTCCTATATGCTAGTGAGTCTACGTTTAGCCCTCCTTCGCATATACTAACTGATTTTTGCAATAAATATAAATCTCTATATTGTTTTTGGGTTTCTTCTAGTAATTGACCGAACTGTAAACCCTCCTTTGCGTTTGCTTCCAATACTATCTGCGTCTTTCCCCCGTTTACTGCTATCATGTAAAGGACTGCGAGTATCACTATTATTAACTCTATTGGTATCTTTTTCATTTTTATTTTTTTTAATTGTTATTATTAGTTTATGGTCGTTTGCTATTTGATTTGACCATTTTGCCATGATATAAAATGTTGGCATTGTTGCAACCACGAAGATTGCGAGTAATAAGTTTTCCATGTTTTTGTTTTTGGTTAATTTTATTGTTTGTTTTTAGCGGGTGTCACCGCTTTTTAAATTGTAATCCGCTAGGCTAATGCCCAGCAGGGCTACTATTTAAAGTCAGCAAGTATTTCTAGGTGTTCAGTATAATTTTCGATAATACCATCATAGCTCGACACTAATTTGCCGTAAGCATAATTGTAATCAGCGTCAGTATCTAATACCGTGGAACAGTTATCAGAAACCAAGTCGCTATACTCGGTAATAACATTGTCCATTCCAAGCAACATGCTATCCAATTCGACCATTTTAGAATGATAAAATTCTGATGAGTCCTTTTCACTTTTCAACATTACTGCTCCGACTCCACAAGTGACCAAGAGGGCGCAGGCTATCAAATAGATAACGTAATTAAGATATTTCATAATCAAGGGGTTAATGATTAATTAAATTATAACATTATTTTTAAATGGTGTCAAGCATTGTATTTAGCTTGTAACGCTTTGATCTTTTCAGTACCGAGTGATATACCCTCTTTTAGTTTCTCCTGTTTTACCGGATCAAGATATACTCTCATAATGAATAAAGAGTTTTCAAAGTTAGGATTGTAAGCTACAAAATCACACCACTTTCTGCCAGTAACGAGCATTTGCATTTGCATTTGCCATTCGTACTTTGATTCGATCTTCTTTTCAATTAAGGCTTTAAAGAAGTTAATATCATTCGGGCATTTAACCTCTGCCAATCCTTCTTCTTCTACGGTACGATCAGGGCTTGCGCCGACGTTCTCATTAAGCTCAACGAATCCGATAGCCTTTGTCGTTACGCCCTTCTCTAATTCGTACATAGAGATTGCCTGTGCTTCGAGTTCATTACCCCTCTCCATGTCTTTATTGGTGTAATACTCTTTCTCACCGCTTGAAAATGATTCAGCGACAACTTGCCAGCAATAAGTTTCAAGTCCTTTGCCGCATGATCCGATTGCCTGTGCGTGACTAGCGGTCATTTTGCCCTTTCGGACCTCAAACCATTCGTCTGTTCCTTGTTCCATTGTGTGAATTTTCATAATTATTTTAAGTTATAGGTCGCAACCTTTTTATAAAGTATTTTCTGACTCTCATTACTGACAACGTAATACTCCTCTTTGGTTTCAGGTGTACAACCGTTATCGGCTAGAAATTTAACGTATTTATCAGCCTTTTCTTCTTTGGCTTTTTTGGCGGCAAGCTCATTGGCTTCATTCTCTTTACGCTCTTTTTCAGCCTTTTCATCTAAAATTCTTTTGGCTTCCAATTCTTTCTGATCGTCAATGATCTTCTGCTTGTCGGCTTCTGCTTCCTTTTTAACCCGATCAGCCTTCTCCTCTGCGTCACGTTTGATTTTATCCTCGCGCTCTTTGCCCTCTTTCTTGATCTGATCCTCTTTCTCCTTGGCTTCTTTTTTAAGACGCCCCTCATTGTCGCGAGCTTCCTGTGCTTTTTTGTCGGCTTCTGCCTTTGCAAGCTTGGCTTCTTCTTCTCTAGCTTTTCGCCCGGCTTCTTCAATTTCCTTTTTACGAGCTATACGATCCTCCTCCTCTTTTATCTTGCGTTCTTTTTCCACAAGGTATTCGGATTTTTTCTCGTTATAAAACTCTTGGAATTTCTCGGGAGTCATTAATAACAGCTCATCATCGGTCATTTCAATATTCATTTCCTTTAACCTTTCTTTGCGTTCAGGCAAAAGAGTACGTCTTTGCTCGATAATTTTCTGTTCATCAACCTTGTCTTGTTTTTCTTTAAGGTCTTTTTCAAGTGGCTCAATGATTTGTACGAGTTCTTTTTCTAAAGCAATTATTCCCCTCTGAAACTCTAATGCTTCGGATCGTAGTTCCTTACCAGTCCTTTGTAAATCAACCCTCTTACGTTTTAAATCTTTCCGGGCTTCATCTACTGCCAAATATCCTTCCTCGTCCTCAACGCCCTTAATTGTGAGCGCTTGGTATTTTGTTGATAGCTCAATTAGTTCTGCTTTTTTCGGAGAGAACTTTTCCATGTTTAAATCATTCATTAGTTTTATTGGTTATGAAATTCTTACGATCTGCTAAAAGTTTATCTAATCCTTTTCCTTGGCCCCTGTTCTGCTCCCAATATTCTTTTAATCCTTTTAGGTCATTGATCTTTTCGATTGCTTGCTTGTGCTTTAAATCAACGTCAATAGGCAAATTGATGTCATTCTCTTTGTTATCTTCGTCGATAATATCACTATAAAGATCATCGAAATGAAACTTCACCGCTTTCTTGATTACGGTTTTAAGTGCCATTTCTGCGAACCATGCGCGCCAGATGTAATCAGTCTTTGCAACCTTTCGGGCTTTTTCTATATCTGCCTTAGTTAAGGTAGTCATGAAGTTACCGCGCTTATTCTCAATAATACAATAACCTCCTACGATATTAAGCTCTGTTTGATTGAATGGGTCTTTTGGTACATGCTGGTACATAATGTCACCGTTCATTTTAGAGTAAGAAAACTCATCATCTTTATAAACAAGCTGAACATCTATTTTGCTTTCGGGATAAGCTAAAAGCATTTTGTTCTTATAAGCAACATAGTCATAACTTATTCCGCGAGCTTGTAAGGTAACGTGTTTACCATCAAATGCTAATCCTTGCGCCAATACTCTTTTGAATAGATCGACAAGTTCCGCTTCTGTTTTAAATTTAATCCATGGGTTCTTAGCTTTACCCATTTTATCAGTCTCTTTTTCAAGAGCGATAATGTAACTGGCGTATTGTTCAGCGCCGTGTTTTTCGCCAATCAATTTTATAAGGCTTTCTTTAGTCATAATTGTTTTATTAAAGTAAATTTAAAGATCAAGTCCCGAAGCAATATCGGCGTTATAATCACGCCATTTTTCCTGTTCTAGTTCTCCATGTAAATATCCATCTTCATCAGCATAATTGTCATTATAGCGATCAACTGCGCTGTCTAAACCTTTTTCTGAACATTCAACCTCCTGTAATATATCGGAGGAGCCGTGTTTTATATGATTGTTCATTTAGTTTTATTAAGGAACACTCTTAGTATATCAAATTATGAAAAGTATTGCAAGTCTTTTTTTAAAATAACTTTCCAATATCTTCATTTAACACCTTAGCAACGGCTTTCATATTCTTTAAAAGAGGCTCATGGTAGCCGTGGGCCATATTCCATATTGTTCTATAAGATACAGTCGCCACACCCTCTGCGCCCATTGTGCCACGAAAGAGATCAATCAGTTTGATATTGTTCTTCTCGATGTACTTTAATAGTTTAGTCTTTTTTATAATAAGTTTAAGTTAAGTTGCTTATATTTTACATGAAAAGTATTACAAAAGTCAAGAAGTTAACCAAGCTAACATGAGTTAACTACTCTAACTTACAAGGTTGAACTGTTGATTTCCTCGGGTTAGTTGTTTACTGAAAGCTTTCCCTGCTAAATGAATAGGAAAATTTTTAAATAAACAATTACATACAATTAAAGTAGATAGTTTGGCAAGCAAATACTATCCTGTTGTAATTCAATTAGTTTTTAAAGATCAGCAATCGATTGGTATTGTGCGGCTATTTCCTTCGGAAGCAGTCCACTTCAGCGTTTCTATTTTTTATACGAGGTTTTAATTATCCCTGCTCCTCGCCTGTTATTCAGGATGTAGATTGTAAGGCATTGCGGACGTTTAGAGAGCCTACCTCAGGCGTATGCACCTTTTAAGGCTGTGCATTTGACGATACTCTTACAACCTACATTCTAATTAACAAAAATCCCTAGTTCGGTGGTCGTGGTGAAGCACACAAGCGAGTGTCCGACAACCACCAAACTAGGGGTTTTTATGTGCTTCAAGAAAAATCTACCATACATTAAAATAAAAAGCAAGCATAATGAATAACACTCCTTATTTGCCTAGTCCTTTCGGGTCCTTGGCGGGTTACAAACTCAAAAAGTTCAAAAAGCCCCAGAAATATCATTCATTCCCTTTGATGTTCTTCCATAGTCTATGTAACATCACAAACATTTCTTCTCTTGTTACTGTGTCATGTGGCCGTCCTCCATGGGTAAGGCTATTTTTAACACACCAATCTACACCCTCCTTTGCCCAATCGGAAGGTAAATCAGGAAGTACAAAAAATTCCTCTGCATTAATCGCTGATAAGTAGATATTACTTTTCTTGCGTAGTTCAAAATGTAAATGCTGTCCTTTGCTTTTGCCTGTATTTCCACCTTCTCCTAATACTTCTCCTGCTTTTACTGCCTGCCCTCCTGATACGAACAGCTTACTAAGATGTCCGTATAGCGTGAAATAAACAACATCATCTATAAAATGCCGAATAACACAATGAATACCATAAACACTACATTTTCTACCATTGATATATTTCGTTCCATCGTACCAGTTACCTACTGATAACACATCAACAAACATTACTGTACCGTCCGCTACGGCTTTGATTTCTTTCTTAGGGTCATTCCATACCCTGAAGTCTGTTCCGTGGTGGTAAGTAAGATAGGCTGACGATTTTACCCCAAATCGTTGAGTGATATAAGGCACATTAGTTGGAAAAAGTAATTTAAGCATACAATTTGACATTTATGTAATAAATTGATATGGTACTATCTAAATAATATTAATGCTATGTTTGAAACAATATTTATAATTATCAGTTGTTTAATTCTTGCTTTCGCAGCATGGTCGGAATTTAGTGATAGAGATGCAATTATTAAGATTTGTACTATTTTTGTTCTTATTGTTGTCCTTAATGTGCTTAATCAAGTTCTTTCATAACTTCTTCCGCTGTCATAGTCTTATCTACCTTAAAGGCTCTAGCGAGCTTGTCGGCTTTTTTTCGTGTAATTTCTTCATTCTTTACCGCGATCCCTAGAGCAATATCAATAGGAGTATAAAGATCATGAAGCTCATTTGTGACTGGCATGAGGTTTTCGTCGCTCGTGTCACCTCCGGCTGTAACAGGTAGAATATGTTCAAGTTTATAGTCGCCTTTTTTTGACCATGGTATTCCTTCTTTTTCCATAAGTTCTTTCTTTCTCTCTTGTGATCCGCCTTTATCTGTGAACTTAATTCCGTAGAATCTTTGAAGTTCGACAAGGTTTCCTTCGACAATCCCCAATTTTTCTTTTGTAGCAAGAGCCTTCCAAGCATTACCCGGGTCTTTGATAAATGCTTTTGTATAATCAGAAATCAAACCGAACGTACCTCGTTGCTCTAAATATTCTTTTTTAGTAGGATTCTTTTTTTCCTCCTTATCCTTGCTATCTTGTATCACTTTTTTAAGTTGCTTATACAATGTAGGATCGCTTTTTGAAAGTTCTCGAGAACGCTTATTTGCTTCATCCTTTGGCAAGTCTTTAAGCTCATCATAAAGCGACCTTGCCTTGGATGTTTTTTTAAGTTCTGTAATTTGCTCCATTACATCATCTGAAATCAACTTCTTCGATTTTAGTTTTTCGATATAGTCATATTTCTCCTTGCTCGTTTTCATCTCCTCTGTCTGCTCATAAATGTATTCAGAACGTGCGCCATTCGCTACTCCAAGCTGTTTAATGCGTTTTTCTGTGTCACTTAAATCTAACTTTTTCGCTTCAATTAAATCTACAAGCTGTGTATGCAAGGTAGGATCGCTCTTTTTTAAATCATTCGCGCGTTTGTTTGCTTCCGCTTTAGGTAAATCTTTCAATTCATCGTAAAGAGTATCAACTTCTGCCTTGGTTTCTTTGCGTTCTTTTGTCTGTTCTTTTATACGCTCTTTAAGTTCCGGGTCTTTGCCTTGTTCAGATTGCCATTCAGTTTGGAGTCCTCTTTTAACCTTTTCTCCTATGCTCATGTCCTCACCGCCAACAATATCTTTCATTTTTAAATACTCCTCTCGTAGATTTTTGGTAGGGATTTTTAATAAAGCGCCTGCACCGTCGATCATATTAAGAATATCCTTGCTATCACCCTCTCCCTTTAGAACATCTTGCGTACTGTTTATGGCCTTGTTGTACATTTTTAATGCTTCACCACTCAAAGAAGATGGATCGAAAGGCTTTAGGTGTTCGTAGTCGTCCTCGTCCTCCCCCATAGTAACGAGTATCGTCATTACAATCCCTGTCATTATTCCGTATTCTAAAACCTTACCAAATCCCATGAAACCACTTATCGGGCTTAATAGAGTCTTGGTCATAAGGCTAGCAGGGTTCCAGTTCCCACGACTGATCTCGTACATTCCGGGCAACATGAATTGATATGCCACGATCTCCTTTACCAATTTTGAGAAAGATTTTTTGCTCCACTTGTTAGGATCATTCTTCCATTGTCTAACCGAGTCATACCACTTGGCACGGTACATTGATTGTGCCTGTTGAAATGCCCCTGTGGTTCTGATAACCGGATGGGATCTCTTAATCCAGTTTGCAAATTCGGGTAATGCTGATTGCTGTGTGTTCACAACAAAATCTACCGCTTCATCAAGTGCCATTCTGTCGGCTGTTTTCTCGTCGTACCCCTGATCCTTAAATTCTTTTAACTTCGCGTCATACACACCATACCCTGCTCCGACAACACCGACCATATCACCAACCTTGGTGAAGTACATAGCGGTTTCGGAAATATCTACGCCTTGTTTTGTGTAGGCTGTGGTTTCTTGCTCCATCATACCCTTGCTGAAACCTGCTTTTTTGTGACGGTATCTGATTATTGGACTCTCTGAAAGTTTCTCATAAGCCTTTTTGGGGTTGCTGATCGCTTTCATCACTCCTGTTGTAAAGTCTTTTACTGGAACTTCGGCCATCCCTGCAAGTGCGGAAGATCCCTGCGATAGTACATTCCGCGTCTTACCACCGATGAACATAATTGACATCATCTGCTTAATGCTATTTATTCCCTTCGCAAAAACATCTCCATAATCTTGTCCGTTATTAACAACAAATTCAAAGCTATCTACCAACTGCCTGTATGAAGAAGCACCAAAATATTCGATAAATTCGCTCTTAAAATCCTTGCTGTTTATTACTGAACTAATATCCGAAAAGGTCTTGTCATAAGCAACGAATCGTGATATGTCATTCCTCCAATTAAAGAACTTTGTGAAGGCGTCTGACATCAAAAGTGGATTATCATTTTTCACACGTTCCTTGAAAGCGCTCGGGGATAATGTAGTTTTATATTTTTGGTCCGGGGAAAGCATATCCACTCCTTCTTGCTTGGTCCCCATGTATCTGCGTTGCATTGTCCAATATCCGCCTTGCACAAAAGGAAACGGCTTATTGTACTTGTCCTCGTAGGTCTTACTCATTTCGCTCGTGAAGTCTTTATTGCCTATCTGCTTTTCGATATAATCTGCAACCTTCTTGGCTTCTGGCCCCATATTTTTCTTTACGGTCTCAAACATTGGTTCAGTAAAAATCAATACCCTATTTTTAGGATTTTGACCTCCAATATACATTCCATTATTCATTAGAACTTCCCTGTTTTCTTTCATCAAACTTGAAATGTAAATATCCACCATTTCCCCCTGTGAAAGCCATATCTTTAAATCCTTAATGTACTTTTGTTGTCTAAACTTCTTTAGTTTTCTATCCAGTTCAAGCCCTTTGTAGGCTTTGTTTACTTTTGTGATTACTTTGCCTTTCAAAAATATCTCCTCAAACATTTTCTTGTCTTTGGCTATGTAATCAGCCTCAATGTCAAAAAATCTCTCGTTAGCCTTTTGAATAGGTCGATATAATACGTCTTTAAAAAATCTGCCACCTCTCACCTTGTCCAATAACGAAACTATTTGAGCATATCCCCTGTCGAATATGTCCAATACGTTGATCGTTTTAGTTAAGAAATTCCCTTTCTTATTGTCATTCGGAGTAGTTATCTCTCTGCGTGACTGCATGTTCTCAACTGAATTTTCAATATCAATCTGCAAGTTGATCGCCCGATCCGCTTGCTGAAATAGAAAGCTCTCCCTGCCTGTAAGCTGTTCCTCCTTAATCCGGCCGAGGATGGTTTTAAGCTCCTTGCTGTCCATATCCTTTAAGCCCTTTGTGTTCTCCACCAATAAAGCATAAGTCACAAAATCCTGTGGAACTAAATCGGTATTCGTCTCGATCTTATCGGATAGTTCTTTTTCAAGTAGCTGATTTTCAGCAGTTGAGTTTTTGAGTATCTGCTTATACCCATTCCGTACAAGTTCATATCTTAAAGAGGTCTTTCCTTTCTCCTTTTTCTTCGCTTCGTACTTCTTCAATTCTTTAGGGATCGCCTTGCGTAGATCCCTTACTGTACTTTCCTCCAATAGATTTTCCATTCTGTCTAAAGCCTTTGCAAAGTCCTTTTCCGTTGCTTCATATCCCTTGGTAGTGATCTTTCCATCGACCTTGTTGATCCCGACATTCTTAATCATCGGTAGCAACTTACCTCTTTCATTAAGAGAGAGATGCTTTTGAGAAAATTCGGTAATAGATTCTTTAGTTGTTTGAATATGTTTCAGCTTTTCCTTTTCGGTAGTCGCCTTCTTATAAGCGGTTTCAACCTTACTCCTTAATTTAGTAAGCTCATCTTGCCGTAATATAGCTCGCTCCTTGCGCGTGAGTAGCACCTGTGCGCTGTTTAGCTGTGCTAGGCTAGGCATATCCATAATCTCATCAAACGCCTCTGTATCAACGAGGTCTTGCCCTGTGGCTTCGTTAAATCTTTCGATCATACGCTCAACATTCTCCGGGTAGTCTTTTCTTAATGTTTCGATGTCCCCGCTCGCGTACTTCTTCGTATCTTTTAACTTACGCATTTTGTCGAATAAAGCTAAATCGCCTTTAGTGAATAGGCTCGTTTGCGATTCGATCGCGTCTTTTTGTATCGCGCGTTCGGATTGTTTCTCTAAAATCTGTGTAGGTGTAGGCGGTTTCTCTTTCTCAACCTTCGGCTCCGGGGTAGGCATAGTCTTTGGCTTAACTTCTGTCTTTGGTTCAGGAGTAGGCATTGTCTTGGGTTTTGTAGGTTCCATTTTCTTTGGTACTGGCATTACGTCCATTAGCTTTTTCTCCTGTATTTTCTTTGTATCAGCGTCAATATCTTCTTTTTTTAGTTCTTCCAGTTTTTCGTATATGTTCCCTGATTGATACTCAAAATCGTCGTAATACTTACCTTTGTAAACATTAAGACCTTCCTTGCCTACCTTTGATGTATCAATGCTCCCGTCTGCGTTCTTAGCACCCCAAACAGCCAATTGCTCTTTCGTATAAGGAATTGCGCTTTTGTAGTATTGACCTAGCTTTTCATTTCCTTTTCCCTCTTTAGATACTCCTTCATCTTTCCTTGTTTCGCTAGTTCGCTTAGTTCCTTCTTTTGTGCTGGGCTTAGTTTGTTTAATGCCTTCAACAAGGCTGTCGTATTGTTCTTGATTAATTTTTTCGCTCTCTCTAATTGTTCCCCGTTCCGCTGATTCATCTCCCAAAGGTACGGGTGTTTCGTTTTGTCGATCTTCATAGGTTGGTTGTTTAACTGGTTCTATTTTACTCTCATTTTCGCTTGGTGTCAAGCTATCCTCGCCAAACATTGAACTTTGACCTTTTGGCGGTATATTTCTTCCACCTCTTGTATCTCCAGCGATTTCTTTTACTGCCTCTTTTAAAGTTCCAACATATTGAGGGCTTTTCATTAAGCTATCAAAAGTCATTATCATTAATGTTTCCTGTAATAATCTATCTCTCCCTTCTTCCGTAGTAATAGGATCATAGTATTTTCTTTCATCTATAAATGCCTGTGCTGGCTCTCCTATTTCTTCCTCCAGTATCTCGGGTATTATACCGTCCCACCTGATACCCTTTTCAATCTTTTTCATTACATTTGCCACTCCTTCGTTTTTTATCCACCTGTGCATTACTGTACGTTTCAGATTCCTTATTGCTTCTGATTTCGGTATATTCATATAATCTCCCAATCTTTCTGTGTAGTTTTCCACAAACCTGCTCCCAAAGGCTCTAGTAGTAGCTTCCACGAATCCCATATCATTTTGAACCAACTCGAAAGCCCCACCTTTTTTATCATCAATAAATTCTAATTCAGGTACAACATTCCTCTTAATAACCTCTAAAACTGTTCCTTGTTGCAATGCTGTCTGTAATATCGTACTAGGTATTTCTTTAATTATTCTTTCTGCCTTTGTCTGAAAACTCCTTTCAATACTGTTTCTTATTGTTTTTCCTAGCTGTGCTTCGATAGAACCTAAAACATTTTTTGATACTTTCTTTTTTAAGCCTTTAAGTATGGCACTCGATGTCATCATTTCTGCACCGAACTCGGCACTATCTACAAGCCCCATTGATAATTCTGAACCTGTCGACCTTACTTGGTGCTGATCTATTAAATAATTACTCTTCAATATATCATCTTCTACTGTGTAATCCTTTTCGTCTTTCTTGGATAGTTTGAAAAGGTCGTAGTATTTTACTGCTTCAGGTATTAATGTAAATCTACTTACTGCCCCCTTCACATCTTTTACTATTGTATCTGTTGTGTATTGAGGTTTCCCCGATACTACATTTGCCATGTCCTCTTTAGCCTTTTTGAGTTTATTTAATTGATACCGTTTTTTATTGTTAGAAAAGCTCATGCTGTCATTATCAAAGTCTTTCTCTATCTCGGCAATTCTTTTGTCTAAGGTTGTTACTCCTTTCTTAAAAGCTGGTATTAATTTCACTCTTTCATTCTCCTTTTCTAATGCCTTAACTGACTTATGGTAATCGCTTCCACTTCCTTCGTTAACTCTTATCTTGCTAATAAACCTTGATGTTCCGGTTATTGCCCTTTCTAAAAACGGTTGCTTTTCGCCTTTTTGATTTAACTGTTCGTCGCCATTAATAATATCGTACTCTTTCATTATTTTGTCTGCGTGCTGTATTCCTACTTCTCCTGCCTTGATTTTTTTCTTTAGATCATTTACTAATTTAACTCTCTTATCGTCTTTTTTATCTGCACGGCTAAAATCAAACTTAGCCTTCGTAGAAGGTAGTTTAGCTTGTTCAGCTTTATTTGTGATATAACCACCAACGCTTGATTTTATTCTATCCAAAGTACCCGTCCTAGTTTCGGGCTTCGCTGTATATTCTTTCGCTTTAGCTAGAGCGCTTTTACCTTTTTTTAAAGCATTAAGGTAAGTATTTGGGTCGAATAAGCTCGTCATAGTCTAGTGTTTAAAATAAATCTTCCTCAACAACTTCTTCTGTTGGGGTGGCATTACCTTCATCATAATCACTTGCCCCGTAAACTTCAGATTCGGCTTGGTCTGTAAACCCAGCTTCTTGTGCTAGTTTTTTGTATTTATCCTTTAATTCCCCTTCAATAAATCCCCAATCTTCGCCGTACTGACTCTTTAATTCATTGATATTATACTCGCCCATTGTAATTTTCTCGTCCAAACCTTTGTTAGATTCTATCACACTTGCTACACCACTTTCAGGGTTAAATCTAAGAACTGTTGCAATATGGCCATTATCTACATTCGGGTCATTTACTCCCAAAGGAATTGCTAATTTATAACCGGGCTTTGGATTATCTCTTGTAGTAACTTTATTAATCTTCTCGGCCCATGTGTCGCCAACCTTTGAGGCTGTCGATACTGTACTTGCGAAAGTTCCACATTGTCCGCCAACCGTTCCTACTCCAAAGGCTTTTTCAGTTGGATTAGAAGCCGTGCTAGCTGTTACTTTTCCAGCGCCAACCGCTGTACTTGTAGCAACAATCATTCCAGTTTTTTTGCTAACTGCAATTACATTCAGATCCCCGTTATCATCTCTCTCATATCTAATATTAAGGTCGTCCCCTGCGTTATCGGCCTTAAACTTCTCTATTGCTGTTTCTGTAAATCCGCTTGGTAGTCCTGCTTTTTCTTCTGTGTCTGCAATTTGCTGTTTAACCTCATTAGATAATGAAGAATAGTTTTCAAGTGAATAGTTTTCTGCCAATAGTGAAAGGTCTTGCCTAGCAGTTTCAATATCTTCCATTTTAATATCTCTTGTTTTATCTGCTTTATCTTCTGCCCTTTGTCTTAATTGGTCTGTCCTTGTAATAACATTCCTTGAAAGTTCAAACCTTGCGTCGATAACGTCCATACTGATTTGAGAAATTGTATTATTGTACTGGTCTTTTGCGTTATTGATAGACTTAACTTTATCCTCGTAAGCCATTTCTTCATCTTCCATTATGTTCATAATGAAGCTTTGAAGGCTCTGATAATTAGCTTGTATTTGTTCTTGTTTCCATTGTTCTACCTTTATTTTATCGTTTTTATATTCATTTGTTAAAGCAACAACTTCGGCTGTGTGTTCTTGGTCCTGAAAAGAAAACTCTGTTTTAAGTACACCAATAGCTTGTTCCCCTTCCTCTACGGAATCGAGCAACATCTTATTCCCAGCCATGGACCCAAAACCCCCAATAACGGCAAGCATGTTCTCCTCGTTCATTGTTTTACGGTCCAATTGCTTCTCACGTTCTGACATTACCTTGCGTTGTGTTTCTTCTAATCTTAACTTTGCTATGCGTAATTGCTCTTGGTTTGCGTCGTATGCCGCTTGAATTTCTAAGTTCTGTACATCAGCACTACCAGCAATCAAAGCGTTCTTTTGGGTTGAAAGTTCCTTCATCATTCCCTCTAATTCATTCAAAGTATCCATTTGATGAGTGTACAATTCTTCGTATGATTGTATTTTTTCGTCCTTTTGTTCCTCAAATTCGTCAAATAATCCTTCCATTCCTGACTTCCACTCATTGTAACCCGGCTCTAATTCTTCCTCTGCTTGTCCTGAAAAACTATCTGTCGGTGCTATATCACTTGTTGGTTCAGGTGTAGGAGTTGTAGCAGGTGGAGATGGTTGAGAAGTTACGGGCGCTGTCGGTACTGTTGGTTGAGTAGGTGTTGGTGGTTTGTATGTTCCGCTAGGGTCTTGTGCCTCTCCATTTATAGTACCACTTCCAGCATTAGCACCTAGATTTGAAGGAGTAGAACCTGCTATTGGATTTGGATTAGGTGTAGGAGTAGCGGGAGTTGAAGGTAACTCATTCATATTTGATAAATCCTCCGTTGTTTTAGGTGTAGTTACAGGTGTTGTAGGAAGTGCAGGTTTGTTTGGGTCAGTACCAGCAAACCATGTACCACTTTTCCAATAATTTATTAATCTGTTTTCCATTTAAGTTTTTATTATGTAATTTACTGTTAAGTAAGGTTGTAGTAAGCTGTGAGATTGAGTAGCGTCTGCTAGTGTTGAAGCACTAGTAACACCAGTCGATGAGAGTGTTGAAGTAGCACCATAGACTTTTCCTCCACCAGCTCCGCCACCATTATACAATGGAACAGGGTGCGTATGAGCTGGTACTCCACTTTGTTCTCCAGCTAATTTATGAGTTTTCGCTCCACCTTCTGCTCCTATCTCGTAATTCTCTCCGTAAGCAACATCATCAATATTTAGAGTAAATGCTCCTTTATCATTAACTTGATAAATACCATGACTAATTAATGATAAGTCATCTTGAGGATTAGCTAAAGGTAAGTATACCTTAGTCCACACACCTGCCTGTAAGGCTGGTATATCAATAGTTTCTGAAGGAGAAGCAATCGCCGCTGTATCATCTATCATATATTGTAGATCGCCTGCACTTAAAGCTATTGAACTCTTTAGCCATACTCCTATTGTAGTCTGAGCGTATAAATTAGCTACTGATACTGTATAATAACCTAATATTTGTCCTGCTCCCGCCCCACCATCAACTGTTAATTTAATTGATTTAGACCCTGTTTTGTAATCCGTTGCGTCTGTTGCAGAAGTTACGTCTGCCCCTGCTGTCCAGTTAGTTTCGCAAGCATCAATTACTGTTTTTACTGAGGTATCTACTCCTATTGGTATCCTATTCTCCATGTTTGGAACATTGAAGGTAGTTGAACCGTCCCCTCCCCCAAATCTATCTGATATAGCAGTAAATAATCCAGAATAAGTAGTTCTACTTACCTCTGACCCATCACATAGTAAATACCCAGCAGGGGCAGAAGAACCAATATAAGAATAAATAACTCCTGCAGGAATACCTATTCCAAAATTTCCCGCAGAGTTTAACTTAACCAATTTTCCTGAATCAGCAGTAGGGTCAAGAACACCTGCTGTTGCAGTTCCATTCCCTGTATCACTATCTGTCCAGTCATCAGCACCAGCACCACTTATGTCTGTTCCTACTGTTCCTGTTGAAGTTTCTAGTACAAGAATAGCAGATGTTGAAGTTGTATCTGCGCTTGTGAATATAAAGTGATCCGTTGACCATGTAACTGTTTCTAAGGCGCTTGTTTCTATTCTTATATAATGTTGAAGAACAGAAGCAACGTCGTCCATATCTGTAACAATTCCAAGAGGCCCCGTAGCCGTCATGTCCATACCATCAACATTGTAAGCCGTTCCGTCGATTGTCGCTCTGAATGAAGCGTCTGCCAAGTTATCCCATAAAGCTACTGTTGTTTCTGCGCTACTTCCACCAGTTAAATAGCCGGGTGTATAAATTACATGTTCATCAATAATATTCGGTACACAAAGTGCGGCAACAAGAGCGTCTACATACGATTTGCGAGTAGCTTGATTTGCAGTTGTCGGGTCGCTTGCTGGAAGAACTGGAATAGATGTAAGTGTTTTAACCCCTGCAATTGTTTGCGCTCCTGTTAGTTTAACTACTTCGGCAATATATTCAGAATGTCTAACAAATTCATAACTTACTGGTACTGTCAAAGCAGAAGCCCCTAGTGAGCCGTCTGCGATTATATCAGAATAAACAGTAGTTGTAGCGTCTGCAATTGTAGCAAGTAATTTCCAATCGCCAGTATCTCCTGCTACGGTTCGGTAGATTTTTCTTGAAACTGTATCGTCGTCGCCAGTAGGAATAGCAGTTAAAGCAACTGTTTTATTGCTTCCTGCCGTAGTAATAACATTTGATTTTGTTCCTGCAATAGTTTCTCCTCCTAAATCATCTACGTATGAAATCTTATAAGAATGAGTACCAAGATCAACTGAACCACCTGCCGAAGGGGAGCCTGCTGTACAAGCTGTTGGTACTGTTGCACCTGCTTCAACATCACACTTTGGTGCTAAGGTAAATATCTTTTTACCTGCGATTGTTTCGTAACCTGCATTTGATACTTTGTCATTAATAAGATAATGAACATTTGTTTCCTGAATAGTATCGTTTACAAGATGAGTCTTTTTATTCCCTGCCACTTCAGTATCAGTTAAAGCAGTCAAAGAAAGCCCTCTAAGCATTGATGAGATTGTTAAGCCTGCTTTCGCCTGCCATTTTATGATCTCTTGATTACTCTCTCCATTCTCCAAAACTGCATAACCATAGTCTTGCGCTGGGGCAACATCAACATTTACCTCGGTGGAAGAAGTTGACATTACTGACTGTAAGTCTTGATTGTAGAATGACTCTACAAAGATTTTGTCTGCCATGATAATTTTATGTTATAAGATTAAATCTTAAGCCATTCCATATTCTACTTATTTCACTTTGGCTTACTTTAAATATTTTCGCAACTTCCCATTGTTTAAGTTTTGGTTCAAAGTTTTTTAGGTGTTTAATAACTTTTACTTGTTTTTCATTTAGCTTAGATAAATTACATTTAGAACCACATTTAACAGTTTTTCTTCCCTTACTATAAGCTATTTTAATGTTCTCTGATTGAGTACCCCATTTTAAATTTTCTAATCTATTATCATCTTTTTTATCGTTTAAATGTAAAATACATTTATAATTATTTGGGTTATTAAGAAAACTCTCACCAATTAATCTATGAATTGTTTTTTGATATTTTTTATTATTTTTATAAAGACTAATCTGTACATAACCTGTCCTCAATATTACTCCCTTAATCTTTACTAATTTATCACCAATAATAGAACATTTATTTTTACCACCTATTTTTGTCCACTTTGAATATACCTGACCTTTATCAGAAATAAAATAACCTGGAAAGTTTAGAATTGTTCTTATATTCATATATTGAATGGTTGTTGACTTGCGGGTAATATTCCTAATTGTATTTGTTCAATTTCAATTCTTTGGCCGTCTAGTTCTGTGATAATACCAACTGCAAACATGTTATTTATATGAGAAGTAGAAATATGTTTAGAAAATGGATAAATTGTAGGCTCGTCGTCTGCTTTTACTGTAGAACCTCCAAATGGTTTTGCTCCAAATATTACTGAACCAATCGGGCTTGCTATTGATGTTTCGCCCATTTCATCTGATGTAGGTTCAGGAATTACATAATCTGTATAAGTATTATAGTTCCCTTTGTATAGCCTTACTGTAACGGCTACACCCTTTGAACGTCCACCTCTTATATAAATTCTCCTGTTGCGATAATTCAAGTCAGGACGTTGAAAATCTGTAAAATTCAATCTCACTTCAAAAGGTATTGAGAAAGAATCTCCGAATGAATATCCGAATCGATCTAAATATAATTGTCCTGAATCTGTTGTCGCCATGAAGACCTTGTTATTAGCCGTTGCCCATTCTTTAACAGAAGGAAAACGATCAATCCCATACCCTCCACTCACTATGTTGTAATTAATAACTATATTTGCCTGTGAAGAACCTTTCTCCGCCAATGCTATTGTATAGATATTGTCGTGATAATGCGCTCGAGCAATACCACTTTGGTCAGTAGCCAAGTTATCTTTAATACCCTTGATTATGGCCGATATGTCCCTTGTTCGTGGGTCGTCGCCCATGTCTGCAACTGCCCCTAATGCTCTTATTTGAAGGTCAGTAGTTAAAAACCAAATATCATTTTCAACTGTTATTGTTGATTTTTGATTAACCGCTCCACCAGTAACAGAAAACGGTTGAGGAAAGTAAACTGTGTTAGAAGCGTCTATTACTTTTGGCACTATGTAATGAATAGAATCTCTTTTGAAAACATAAAGAGTATTTTTTAAGAACCTCAATGCTGTGTTTTTTCCGCCTTTCCCCACAAGTTCTGTTTGTGCGCTTGTAGCAAAATCCTCTACATAATTAATATGCGAAGCCGTAGCTGTTCTTGAACCGTATACTGTCGCTTCTGCGCCCTGTACACCTGTTATCCACATCTTTTCCCATGCAAACTCTATCATGGATCCCTTCGGCATTGTGGCCACGCTGGCGAATGTTGTCGGGTCGCTTATCTTTCCCCCTCCTTCTGTTTGGCTAACTGTGTATAAACTGTTGATATATTGTGCACAATCAGTATCTTCATCTGTCGATAATGAAGCTGTAAGGGCCACTCTTGAACTAGACTCTGTGTCTACCATGTACCACTCTTTATCGTAAAGAGTAGCAAGGTATTCAGTAGTAACACCACCAGTAGTATATTCGTATTTTGATAATCTCCTGTAATTACTAGAACCTGCCAATGCGTCTAAGAAAGGATTATGCCCTGGGGAACTTTTGATCTTCCCTTGGTCGAAATAGCAATTCTTTCCGTAATAGCAGTAGTTATTGTCTGAACGGTTGGAAGCACGATAGTTAGCGAGTCCATTAAACTCGATAAAATTTACATTTGTGATTTGCTTGTGTCGTCTTTCCATATTAGTCAAAGACCGTGCCGGTCGTTTTTTTATTTCTTATATCTGATTGTTTCCCATAAGTAGCGTAAAACTTTCTTACAGCGTCATAGAATAATCCACCCCCTTTATCTCTTGGATTTTGAGGTGGCCTGTAATAATAATCTGAACCTGATTGCATGTCTATAATCATCAATTTACCAACTGATCCGTTCACAATCAAAGCAACACGCATATTGTTTGGTATAAGGGTTGTTATATCTGTCCCAGTAGTCATACGTGTCATTGCAGGAGTATATATGAATATAGCCCCCATAACGTCGTTGCCCTTCTCTAAGAGGATATAACCGTCAAATATGGCATAGTTCCTATTATTGGAAATATTTGTATTTAACATAGTCGTAAAGTCCACAATATCGTAAGGCAAACCATCTATGTTTAAATGCTGGACCTTCTCTTTGTCTATTTCAGAAGGTAGCGCATAACACGGCCTTACTGTTATTCCGTCTGCATGGTTGTTTGAAATAGCAGTAGCACTACAAGTAAGCGTAGTAAGTGAGTCATTTGCAGTATAATCAATAAATTCATTCTCTATTAGAATACGTCCTGAAGCAGGATATTCAGAAGAATCATCTAAAACAATTGAAGTATCTGCTGGCTCAATAGCCCCGTTTAAAGTGTTGTCCTCGATAGTTTCAAATTCGTGTTCATCTGTTCGGACGTTCACTTGCTTATTCGGTTGATTAAACACTTCCTCGTATATCTCATTCATTGTGTCATATATCAAAGTAGACGGAAAAGCTTCCGAACCTGTAATATCTTCCTTTAACTGACGAAGTATTTTAATCTCTAATTCCTCTGCTGTTAAGTTTGTTTCGCTCATTTATTAAGTTTTTTAGTGATACGAGAAATTATAAGACCCACTATAACAGTAATAATATTATTTGGATCCCATGCTGTTAATTGTTGGATTAATATATCTCCTCCCCCTGCTATCGATTGAGCAAGTATATACCAATACAAGGCTTTCATATCCTTGCAGGTAAAGAACTTCCATATTAAATTGGTCCACCATTTCACACTTTCTGTGAATACTTGTTTAATTTTTTGCATAATTATTGAGTTTAAAATCTGTTAAAACGAATTTGGGGTTTAATGCTTTGTATATTTCATCTATCTTGACTTCCACCGAAGCAATCCTTGTATCAAAGTTTTCAATCTTCATGTAGATACAACCTGCGGAAAACGCAAAAGCAATTATTGTTAATACTACTCCAAGGCTTATCCCTGTGCTTTTGTTTAGTGTTGCCATTAAGATAGTTTTTTAATGATAGAATGATCTCCTGTGATGTCTGAATAAGCTACTTTAGCGCCTGTACCCATAGTGTAAACAAGGCTTGTTAGGGATAGTGTACCTAGTACATATCCGCTCCCTGTATCTTCCCAGCCTGTCCAATCTGTATCTAAGCCATCTACTACATTCGGAAATA